CCACCATATCAAGGGTGAGTGGGCGAGCAGGCAGGAAAAGATCAGGCTGGAACCGTGGCAGTGTTTTCACTGGGGGATGGTATTCGGCTGGGTCGATAAGCAGTCTGGATACCGGCGGTTCATCAAAACTTTTCTTTTCGTGGCCAGGAAAAATAGTAAGACGACCACTGCGGCTGCGGTCGGAAACATTATGCTGACCGCCGACGGGGAAGAGGGAGCCGAAGTGTATAGTGGGGCCACGTCCGAAAAGCAGGCATGGGAGGTATTCGGTGCGGCGATGGCCATGGCAAAAAAGAACACGGACTTCCTGGAATATTATGGCTTAACGCCGAACGCTTCAAATCTAAATGTTGAAAAAACCAATTCAAAATTCGAGCCGCTTATCGGCAAGCCCGGCGATGGCGCTAATCCCCACTGCTCAATCCATGATGAATACCACGAGCATCAAACCGATGCCCAGGTATCGACCATGATGACCGGCATGGGCTCCAGACGGCAGCCCTTGCAGGTGATTATATCGACCGCCGGTTACGATATTGTCGGGCCATGCGCCCAACTATGTGACGATGCCCACAAGATTTTGGAGGGCGCTTTAAAGAATGACCGGTTTTTCCCGCTGATGTATTGCCGTGATGATGAAGACGAATGGGATTCGGAAATCGCTTTGAAGAAAGCGAACCCAAATCTTGGCGTGTCTGTTTTTATGGAGCATCTCCAACAGCAGTTGGTAGAGGCCCGAACGAACGCTCATAAGCAGACGGCGTACCGGACCAAACATCTAAACGAATGGGTGGGCGCGCGGGCGGCTTATTTTAATATACATAAGTGGCACAAGGCGGCGGATCCAAAAATCAAGATGGATGATTTTAAAGAATCCCGGTGCATCCTGGCGATCGACCTCGCATCCAGAGTTGATATCGCCGCGCTCGAAGTCCTATTTGATCTTGGCGATCAGAAGTATGTGCGGTTCGGCAGATACTATCTGCCGGAAGAAACGGTTAATTCCGGGTACAACAAAAATTATCGGGCATGGGCGGACCAGGGTTGGCTTACCGTAACGCCCGGCGAACGAACCGACTTCGCATTCATCCGGGAAGATGTGTTTGATTTTGTGAAGCGATTCAACGTGGAAGAAGTGGCGTTCGATCCGTATCAGGCGGAAATGCTGGTGCAGGAATTGATGGCGGCGGATATCAATTGCGTAGAGATGCCAGCGCAGGTGCGGTACTTCACAGACCCGATGAAACTTATGGAAGCGTTGATACGGTCCGGGGACATCAAACACAACGGCGATCCGGTCTACGCATGGATGCTATCGAACGTGACGGCCAAGGTGGACGCGAAGGACAACGTGTACCCCAGGAAGGAGCGGGATGAGAATAAGATTGATGGTCCGGTGGCGACTATTATGGCGTTGGGTAGAGCCCAGAGCAGGCAGGCGGTAGACGACCTGTCATTTATTGACGATCCGGTAATTTTGAGTATTTGATGGGAATTATCGCGAATATAACTACTAGTCTTTTCGGTTGGCTTGGCGGGTTGAACCGCCGGGCCGGGATTCAGCACGTCTCTTTCACTCAAGGCCTGCAAGCGGCAACGGTTAATTTTGAAAAGGCGATGTCCGTTCCGGCTTTTTGGGCGGCGATTAAATTGTTGAGCGAGTGCGTAGGAGCGATGGGCCTGAAATGCTACCGCAGGGTTGATGGTGGGTTTGAGGTAATAACCGATTATGATTTATGGCGAAAGCTGAACTTCAATCCGAACCGGTACCAGACGCGCGTTGAGTTTTTTGAAACCCTGATCCTGAATCTTATGGTCACCGGCAACGCTTACATCGCTCAAGAACGCAACTCAGAGGGCCGCGTGATATCGCTCCTTCCCCTGATGTCTGCGGATGTTGAAGTGGAGTTGATGAAAGATGGAACGATTATTTACAAACACACAAACGAGAATGGGGACGTAAGGATATTCGCCGCCGTGTCAATCTGGCATATCAAATTGTTTGGCGACGGCATCACGGGTATGAGCCCGCTCAAGGCGGCGACAATCAGCATGGGTATTTCTATCGCTACCCAAAAAAGGCAGACCCAGATAGCCGCGTCGGGCGGTAAGACCAATGGTGTGCTGATGATGGACAAAAACCTGGATGCGGAAAAGCGGGAAAAGATGCGTAGCGCCTATTCAGGCCTGACGGACGGCGCGGATCAAGGTCTATTTGTGCTCGAAGGCGATATGAAGTTTGAGCGCATCGCTTTAAGCCCGCAGGATATGCAGTTGCTGGAAACGTACCGGTTTCAGGTGGACGAGATTGGCCGAATATTTGGCATCCCGTCTGTTCTATTGAATGATCGGAACGGAACGACCCTGGGTTCCAGCACGCGGGAATTGATTGAGGCGTTCTACAAGCTGGGATTGCGGCCGATACTGGAGCGGATTGAGGCGAGCATCAAGCGTCACCTCGTTCCCGAATCGGATTGGGATTCGATCTTCATAGAGTTTGATTTTGAAAGTCTGCTGCGGGCCAGCCAGAAAGACCGGATCGATGCGTTTAGCCGGGCGATCAACAGCGGACAAATGACCCCGAATGAAGCCAGAGCAGAGGAAGGCAGGCCGCCGATAGAAGGCGGTGACAACCTTGTCTTGAACGGCGGGCTTGAGCCGATCACGTTTTTCCAAGCGCCAACCAACCAGGGCCAACAGCAAGTGCCCAACAACGAATGAGGACGTTATGAAGCGCAAGTTACTTGATTTTGAAAATTGCTCAGTCAAGGTGAACGCCACGGGCAACGGTCCGGTCCAGTTCCAGGGATATGCCTCTGTATTTAACGGCCTAGATGCGTACAACGACACCATTGAGCCCGGCGCGTTTGCAGGTAGTCTTGAAATGCGGGATCGACCGGTACGGATGCGATGGAACCATTATGGCCCGGTGATCGGCAAGTGGCTTGAGATCAAGGAAGATGATCGCGGTTTGTTTGTCCGGGGCGAGTTGACGCCGGGCCATACCACCGCCCGGAATGTAGGAGCCAGCCTGCGGCACGGAGCTGTTGACGGGCTATCCATCGGTTACCAGATAGTTGATGCCGAACAACGCGGTGACGTGCAGGCGTTGAAAGAAATTGAGTTGATTGAAGTCAGTGTTGTTGAGGAACCGGCGGACGCGGCGGCCTTGGTGAGCGAGGTCAAAAGCTCCATCGAAAACGCGGCGACACTGAAAGAGTTGGAAGCGATCCTGCGGGATGCAGGGGGTTTCAGCAGGTCCAGCGCGGCGGCCTTTATAAGCCGCGTGAAAGGTTGTCTGGGTGATCCAGAGCAGGCCAGCAAAGATGAGGTAGTAGTAGTCAGTCAAAAAGACATCGACAATCTCATCGATCATTTAGCAGTTAATTTAAAATTAAAGGAGTAATGACATGAGACATGAAATCGCTCCGGCTGTTCTGGGAATCATTAACGGGAAGCCGGTATACGAAGTTCGTGGTGGGGTTGATCCTGATCCCGCCGTGAAAGACAAACCCGTAACGATGGGAATCGTTTCGGATCAATTGCAGAAAGCGTTCGAGGAACATCAGAAAAAACTGGAAGAGAAATTCCAGAAGTACGAAACCGAGTTGAAAGAAACCGGCTCGATCAGTGAAGCGACCAAAGCCGATCTCCGAAAGATGTCCGAGGACTATTTGGGCATGCGCAAGGACCTGGACAAGGTTCTTGAAGCGCAAACCAAATGGTACGATTCGCCGCAGAAAAAGGGCGCGTTGTCACCCGGTCAGGAGTTGATCGAATCGGATGAGTATAAGGCGTACAAGGAAGCCGGTGGCGGCCGCATGGTCAAGCGTTATGACGACGCGGTTTTTGTCAAAAATACGGTCAGCAATCTTACCGGTTCGCCTGAGGAAGTTGGCCGCATCATCGCGCCGTTTGACCGTATGCCCGGAGTGGTTGGCGGGGCGTTCCGTATGCTGCGCTTGCTGGACGTGGTTCCGATGGGGGCTACCAGCCTCCCCGCTTTCGAGTACACGCGAGAGTTGACTTTCACCAACAACGCCGCCGAAGTCCAGGAGAAGGTTGCTAAACCTGAAACTGACGTGACGTTTGAGTTGGCTACCGCGAACGTGCGGACCATCGCTCATTTTCTGAAAGTTTCAAAGCAGATGATGGACGATGCCCCGGCGGTTATGGCTTACATCGACCAGCGGTTGCGGTATGGCGTTCGCCTGAAACTGGAAACTCAGATTGTTGCCGGGAACGGTACCAGTCCGAATCTTTCTGGGTTCATCGGCGATACGGATAACCATACGGCATTGTCCGCCGTATCCGGTGAGATTGACTTTGACGCGGCCAACCGCGCGAAGTACAAAGTCATTGAATCGGAGTATACGCCGGATGTGATTATGGTCAATCCTGCTGACTGGTCACGGCTGGAACGGAAAAAGATCAACTCATCGGACAACCGATACGTCGGAGCCGAAGGCGTGATCTCTTACCTGTCCAACGGTCTGATCGCAACGCTGTGGGGCCTGCCGGTGATTATGTCCAATTCGATCACTGCCGGGAAGTTCGCGGCTCTGTCGCTGGACGCTCTCATGCTGTGGATGCGGCAGGAAGCGGTTGTCACCATCCATGACCAGGATGAGGACAACGCACAGAAAAATCTGTTGACGGTTCGCGGCGAATTACGCGGGGCGTTCACGGTATTCCGCCCGTCCGCCGTTGTTGTCGGCAGCTGGCCGGAAGCTTAACCTTTGTTGTCGGGGGCTTCACGGCCCCCGGCGATAATTATGGAGGACTTATGAGGTACAAAGCGTTAAAGCAGTTCTCGAATATCAAGGTCGGTAATGTTCTGCCTGGCCAGATGTTTGACATCGTGAATGAAGACGTTGCGGCTCACCTGCTCCAGCACAAGCTGATCGAGCCAGTTGGCGATCATGCGTACCAAACCAAGGTAATTCATCGGGACTATCAAAAAAAAAGCCCGCAGGCCTTGAGTGGGTCGGGCGATGGGCAGGCGAAACCATCGTCTGTGTCGCCAGCGGACCCAGCCTTAGCGACGGACAAATCGATCACCTTCGATCTTGCCGCGAACAAGGAAGGTGCCGAATCATCGTTACCAACACAACCTACCTCGACCTCCCGTTCTGCGATATCGTCTACGGAGCAGACGGAGGAAACGACCCAAGCGGAAAGGTGGACGGAGGACAAGGAAGTCGCCAGAAAGTTAGGGCTTAATTATGTGTGGGCCAAGGTATCCCGGACTCTGATACTGAGGCCGGGGGTGATAGCGAGCGGCGGCAACAGTGGGTTCCAGGCAATAGGGCTGGCGTTCCAAATGGGAGCGTCTCGAATAATATTAGTGGGGTACGATATGCAGTTCACCGGCGGCAAAACTCATAGACGGGGCGATCATCCGAGAGGCTTGAGCAATTGTGTCGGTATAAAAAATTTCCCGGAGAAGTTCGGGCCGCTTGCGGACGGACTGAGGCGGGCCAAAGTGCCTGTAATTAATTGCTCCATTGAAACGGCGTTGACGTGCTTTGACCGTGCGAAACTGGAGGACGTGCTGTGATTTTCGTTTCGTATTACACACCAAAATATAAGGAGTGCGCTGCCCGGCTTAGAAGCTCTTTGGATAAGCTGGGATTGAGGTACAT